GGAGGTGCTATATCTCCGGTGTATTTAGCCAGAGCATCTGCCTGCTCTTTCATCATCTTCTGCCTAATCTCTTCCTTAAATCTGAGTTGTTCCATGGGGCTATTTTCTTTGGCCTGCTCCTCGTTTTCCTTGCCACCATAGTAGCCAGAAATTCCCCCTACGATAGCCCCCACCCAGCCTCCTGAGTTATACCCATCAAAGGCTCCCTGTAAAGCTCCACCCGTAGAGCTGTCTGCCGTAGTGTTGTATCCCCCTAGACCTCTGCCAGCACTTTCCCAAAAGCCGGGATCAGAGGAAGAGGACGTAGCTGGCCCATATTCCTGCTGGTAGCTGCCTCCTCCTGCATAAGTATTATAGGCGTTCCAGTCTCCTGCCACATTATCGTATTGCCCAGTAAGCCAGTTGTAAGCCATTATGGACCTCCGAATAGATTGGCAAATATATTATCTATGTAGCCACTGAATGGACTACTGATGAAATTCATGTAGTTTCCAAAAGCTTCTGGATTGGACATGATAGCTGGATTGTTCATAGCATACATACCAGCATTGTTATAGAAGCCTTGCTGTTGTCTCATCATGTCAGCTCCTAGCCCAAACAGCCCGGAACCTAGTGTGTGCTGGTACCCTAAGTTTGCCATGTCTACATTCTGAGAATGTCCTAACTGCTGCAAATAATCACGGAATGCGCGGTCTAATCCTTGCTGCTCTCCGGAGAAAGCCCTGCCTTCTCGTTGGTTCATTAGCTGAAGATCATCCCCATACATGCTAGCGTTGGCCCCAATTCTGGCCTGACCTAGAGCAGTTTGATTGTTCATACTAGTTAGCATATTCTGATTAAGCGCGTCTTGGTTTTGCCCCGCGGCAGTCATGTATGCCCCAGCATCCGCCTGAGCTATGGGCAGAGCACTTTGTATAGCGGCCCTCTGGGAATTACCGGCAGCTATGCTACTATTGCCTAGTCCTCTAGCGGAAGCCATGTCCATGCCAGATTGTCGGGCTAGCCTCATGTATTCACTATCCTGCCCTATTAGTCCATTAAGTTGCTGGGAAGTCAGCTCATTTCCCTGCACATTACGTACATAGGCATTGTTGCCTGAGGTACCTCCTGCATTGAATATACCAGTGGGAAGATTACCGTAAAGCCCCCTTCCCGTTGTAGTAGTGCCAGTAGAGGTACTACTGTAGCCGCCCGTTCCTCCTTGCGGGGTAGGAGAGGGCGGCATCATAGCAGGCCTACCTGCCGCTGTATTATATATAGATGGCATCAAACATCTCCTTTAGCTGGGGAATATTGAAGTAGCAGGGTTTGTAAACTGTGTGGAGGACTCACCACTCCTGCCCCCGTCGGGGGGTAGAACAGCTTTATATTAAAGCTTCTCCCTCTTGATCCCACGTCTGCTACATTCATGGTTGATGCAGGATCTTGTGATATATAGGTAGTAGGTGTGCGGGGCAGACTGATATCAACCGCCTGTCTAGTAGCAGCGCCCGGCTCTCCATAATCGTACCCTACACTAACCTTGAGGGGAGCATACCCATGAGACAGCCCATGACAGGCAATCTTCATGAGCTTGTCTACCTCAAATGCATCTCCCAAAAAGTTTTCGTTCAATCTTATACTATGCTTAATTGGATGACCCATAAAACTCCAGCTTCTGTCAAACTCATAGGCATAGTAAACATTTTGTGCAGCAGCAGCATCTTCCTTAGGACTGTAGTGAGACATATGAATACGCTCCCTACCATACTTGTCAATAGCGGAGCTTCCGGCTAACGGAATAAACTTACCGTACACGCTAGACGAAGCTAATGTATCTGCTACAGTAGTTTTATCATATTGCTGTAAAGTAAACGCTGGGTTACGCTGTGCCCCCACTAGGGTCATAGTCAAGCACATACCGTCCTCAAAGAAGTATCTAATCTGATTCTTACTTCTTACTGGCAGGGCGAACATAAACCCAACTCCGCCCGATAGCCTGTTACTTTTTGTGCTCGAAAACGATTCACCGGTTACTGGTAGTGGGTTACGTGTTCTCTGTATTCTAGGTAGTATCCACGGAGTTATAGCCTCACTAAGTCTGATCCCCGCAAATCCACCATAAGCTGCCGTCTGAGACACTAAACTTATGCCGTTGTTAGAACAGTATAGTGGCTGTCCTATATCTAGCACGGAGTACTCAATAGCCCCCTCTGTTGACATGACAGTAGTCACAGAGTAGTTATCAATATTGGTGCCTGTGATCGTATTAACACTGCCTCGGCAGAACACTCCTAGGGCTGTGCCGCTCATTCTAACCAGACCAGTAACACTATCACCTAAGTCAATACTAACAGCTCCCAGTATCCCCGAATAGTTTTCAGGATTTCCGTTTACGGATAGAGTTACATTACCTGCCCTATATCCCAGTGCGAGTGCTGATTGATGGTATGCTATATGTCTAGGCTTATCTTCCGAAGGAGCCAGTCCCGTGTATATGGTTCTAAAATAAAACCCATCATACACAAAGGCCTGACCAGCACCACTAACCCCATAAATGGATTCCCATTCTTCATTACCATAGAAGTTGGCCGTAATTAGTTGATATCTACTCTCGTTAGCTTGTAAATCTGCATACGTAGGTAGATAGTTGTAGGATGCATCCTCTTCTACAGTAGCTATAAGAGCACCACCACCACCAGCCGCTGTGCGTATCTGATCCGTGCCTGTTATATATTGTCTAGTAGCACTGCCCACTGGAACAATGTCAGCTACTTGCATGAAGCCTCTGGCATCGTTAGTTGTCCAATCTCCACTGGCTACGTAGTAGCCTGTAATAGATGCTTGCACGTCATCCGTGCCATTCCAGAAATAATAACTGGACACTGATTGCGTGTAATAGATCCTGAGTTCTACTTTGTCCAGAATAAAATTGGTGGACCCACTACTGCCTAGCTGTCTTGGCGCGATGTTAAATCCAAAGCCATTTGCTAGATTGGTTTTGATATCAGACAGCCCCCAAGTATCGTACTGACCTCCTAGAGTTACGGAGGTAGAAGATACATAGGAGGTTACATTAGTCATGCTCCCAGTCTTGGATGTGCCTACCTGGCCTGAATCGTCAATGGGCTGCGCTAGCCAGTAAGGATTTCTGCTAACAGCGTTTACGCCCGCTCCGTATATAATTAGCTCTACGCCAGTGACCTGACTATCCGCGGGCAGGCCAGTAGCAGACGCAAAGTTCTTAACCTGCATATATGTAGCAGGAGTTTGTAAGCTGGAGGAGAAACTCATGTACTTAGTGTCTTGGGCAGATAGAGCATCTAGCTCATCTGTTGGACCTCCGTTAGCTGTCCAAGGGCCACTAGCATAGTCTACAGCAAATCCGGGAATAGATAAGGAATTCAGGGGAACACTAACTGAGTTGCCCTGTCCTCTAGAGAATACCGTTGGAGGACCATTGCTTTGTCCTCCAGTGAAGGCAAAGGAGTATCCCAAGTTCACATCTTCCCACGCGCCAGTGCTAGTAGCTTTGAATAGGCCAGAAGTACTACCATTGCCAGCATAAGAAGTTATAGATAGGCAATTAGTGGCAACTCCTCCCCTAACTACTGTTTGTTGTCCCGAGGGAGCGGCCACGTTACTAGAGTTTCCAACCGTTATAGTGCCAGCAGCGTCTGCTGTACTCCATCCCCCAGAGGTGACAGTTACAGCTTTAACCTTAGTAGTGGAGCTAGCTGATGTATCAGTTAGAGTATCTCCTGGAAATACCTGAACACTTCCAGCTGTAAAGCTGTAGGATACATAATCCGATATAGCATACAAAGCATCCTTGTACCAGTGCAGGGCCGTTAAAGGACCATTTCTGTCTGTGCTTCCTAGACTATTAGGGGCCATCCTTACTCTATTGTCAGAGTAAAAAGAGGAGTTCATGCTGGCCGTGGAGGTAGCAGCTGTGGTGTTGTAGTAAATTAGTATATCCACTACAGTAGCAGATTCTAAGCTATCAGCACCCTTTAATATGGTGGATGACAATTTCATAGCAAGAAATGCCTTGTAGTTAGTTATAGCAACTAAATACTTCTGCTGGGAGACCACAGAACTTACTACATGCCCAATTATCCCAGCGGATGTCTCCCCTATATCCATGTTATACAGGGCTTCTCCCGCAATGAGCCCAGTAATAATTCCTGCGTTGAAGGATATTTCAACTAAATTGGTATATACAAGGGAACTGTTATATCCCTTGTCGTCATAAATCTCGTACCCATTAATGCGAGAGTAGCCCAGTCTGTCCACTATCTCGTAATTGAGGCACTCAGAAAGAGTGCCTCTGTTTGTATCTAGAGCCTCGTCCACAAAGTCAAGGCCCCCCTGTAAGGGGAGCACAGCTTTTTGGTATTGATTCTCTGAGGGCATTAGTATAGTCTCTTAGGCTTTATGTGGAATTTTGGTCGATACTTAATCTGTAGACGTTGTAGCAAGTCTTTGTAATACCGTTCTGCGCGCCTAGCTACGGAAGGCTGCTCATCAAACTCGCCGTACATCCTGACAGCCAGCCACATAACCAAATCAGTAAAATCCGCTGGAAGCCCCTTAGGCTCATCGTCCCACTCCACCAGATTTTGTGGAGTCCGTGAGTAACTGAACTTGAGAGTCACTGGCCTATC